GCCCATACGTAACGAGAATTATCGTTAACAACTGTCTTATAGAAGTTTGTTGTACCATCATCGTTCTTTGCATCAGTTGCACGTGAAAGATTCTGATATACTTCTAGAACCGTACCTGGTGTTCCTGAAAACTTACCATCTTCATCAACAACAACCACACTAATCTGATCGACTGCAGTTGAACCAAGAGCTGTTAGTTCATCTGATGTGCCAGGAGCGATAGATACAGTATTATAGAATTCCCACTTGCGTGAAATGGTATTCGATGATACATTAGCCGAACGGTTCCATGTATCTTCAAATGTGATTGGGAAGTAAGCAACAGATGATGCATCATCTGATGTAATAGCTGGAAGCGACTTAATCTTAAGTACTTGAGTACCGATTGTGCTATTACCTAGTTCGATGTAATCACCAATAGAAAGTTGCTGAAGAATCGTATTAGCAGCTGTCTTTGTTTCGGCATAAGTCAGGTTACCGCCGCCAACGCCTGGTTCAATCCAAGTGAGAACAACGTTAGCAACTGTAGAGTTAACCGAAATGCTGATAGCAGCATTTGATAGTTGGTCTAGTTTTGTTGCAACACCGACAGATGAATTGCTGAACATGTCGATTGACTTGCTGTACTGATTTACAGAATCAACAACAGAAACCTTTAGAGAGTTGCCAAGTTCACCAGGATAACGAGCAACAAACTCAGAACCGGTAAATGAAGCATTTGAAGCACCCTTGTTTTCAAAGTCTTCTGCATTCTTTACAATATTAGATGCAAGTGCAATGTTAGTACTATTTGCAACAGCATTGAATGTCAGTGTATTAGCAAAGAAGTTAAGGTATGCATCATCTGACGTTGTAGCGTTAGCTGTAAGAGTTACAGCAAGTGCGGTCGAGTTGGCAGTTACAGACGATACAAATGTATCTGCTGGGATGCCGGCACCAAATACTGCTTGCCCAGCTTCAACACCATGTGTGTTACCTGTCAGGATAACAGTTGAATTGCTGTTTAAATTTGCAGATGCTGCTGCGACGGTGTTCGAGAACCCAGTCGTAATAGCTGCACGCGAAACATAAAGGGCATTACCATATGATAGGAAGTTGGCCGCCGTAAAGAATGTTTCATAGTTGTTGTTAGTTGGTTTGCCGTAACTGCTAACCAGAGTATTTTCTGAATCTACCAGAATGAACTTACCGACAGGACCCCAACGAAACACACCACCAATAGCACCAGTAGTGGTAGCTAAAGCTGGTACGGTTGTTGTAAGATCAATCTCGGAAACGTTAATTCCAGGGCTGACTTGAAACGCCATTGTAATCTCCCTTAATCGAAGGTGTTTAACCAGTTACTTTTGCTTTTATTTATAATTTGCCCAGATTACGCAAAAAGACCCTTGAATTCTGGATTCCACTGTTGAGACATGTCGACAACCTCTATTGTATCAGGATCATGTAGTTCGTGACCATTATCCATGAAGAACGAGAACATCTCATTGTCTAGATCCTCATCACTTCTGTTTCTCAGTCTCAGAAGTGTGTTGATGTCAGTTAGATCCTTGAAGTACTGTTGGTTTGACATCCATGCAAATAAAACCAATGCCATGACAAGGTCGTCATGTGCGCCTGGTTCTGCTTCATAAGAAGCATTCTTCTTAGAGAATCTGGATAGTTCATAGATGGTATCATGGTCGTTGATAATTAACTGATACTGTTCAATGAGAAGCTTAAGCAAAGAACATCCGACCGTCTTAGTGACTGCAGTCTGTTTTAACCCACGTTCTGCTTTGTTATTAAAACCAGCAGAAATTCTTTTGCCCTTCGGGCCTGCCTTCTCAGTAAAGATCAGGTTATCTGACTCGTAGTCGATGTATAATGCATCAGCCACAGTCTGGCCAATATCATTAATTTCGACCAAGATCGTAGCATTATTATATTGCAATGATGTCTGATGGATCGTCTGGGTGAACTCAGCCGGAGGAGTAACGTTACTCTTGTAGACACATACCTGATTATACGGCATCTGTGTAACATCAATCACCTGGAATGCAGAGTAGTCAAGGCCCTTGCCATGGGACACGTCACACGTCATAACATACCGATGATCTTTCTCAGGAAGAACATATGTGGTCAGGCCGTCAGTCGATGATAATGGGCGTAATGCAGTCAGTGTCTTAAGTACGGCACCAGAGATCAGTGTACCAGATGATCCAAGCCATGCACACTCAAATTCTTGTGCAAACTTCTCGTAATCAAAGTCCATAGCGCCGAGTGTTTCTTGCTTCCACTTATCGTCACGGCCAGGAACCATCTGCCAAGGAACCTCGACATACTGATAACCGTTGGTGCCTTCCTTGGCGCCGGTGCAGGTCTTGTAGAAGTGATTCAGTCCGTTCGGGGTGGAGGTGAATAAGATCTTGGTGGTTTCGCCAGACGAAATGGTCGGAAAGACGGAAGCGAAGAACTCGTCCCAGTTCTCAACAAACGCAGCTTCGTCAATATACAATAGCGAGATGGACTTACCACGAATGGCCGACGAACTTGTAGCGGCGGCAATAACTTTACAGCCATTCTCAAGTTCAATAGATCCTTTGTTCCACTCGACAACACCTTGCTGCAACCAGTCAGGAAGGGATTCGTATGATAACTTTACACGATCTAAGATTTCTCTGGCCGCATCACCTTTATTGGCAAGAAGCGCTACGGTCTTGTGCTCATTAAAGAGAATATAGTGTAATATAACCGCAGCAGCCGTAGTAGTCTTACCAGCCTGGCGACTGGTGACCACCGTGACACGACGGTTATTAGTGAGTTTATTAATGATTTCTTTTTGATAGTCATAAAGTACAATCGGAATTAGTCCACGGTCAACATGGACGATTTTAATATAACGTTCAGCAAAGTAAATCGGGTCGTCGGCACATCTAAGCCACTCTTCGACCTGCTCTGCAGTCCATTCAATCTTTTTTCTGGCCTTCTTGAGAAGAGGATTACCGTTGTATCCCTTGTCAAAAGCCTTTTTAAGCTTATCTACTACTGACATTATTCGCTGTTGTTTCTTCTCTGATCGATCATCTTCTGTAGTTCTGCAGTCGATCCGACAAAGAGATTGTTAGTTACCTGTTGGTTATTTGCCTCTGGTTCTACTTCAAGAAGTTTCTTCTTCTTGGCCTGAAGATCAAGAAGATCTTTATTAGCACCGACAAGTGTGTTCATCATGGTCGAGAGAACTTCGTATGCTCTAGGATGTTGTGACTGTCTAGCTACATCCATCAAATCAAACAAAGCTTCTTGCCCCTTCTCAATGACGTCCATCAGATTCTCACGGGCATAGTCAAAGTCATTCTGTATAGTAGGATCTTCTGGTCTATCTTGGACCATAGGAAGATACTGTCTATCAGCGTCTGGCTGGATATTTAAAATACTATTTAGCTTTTTCATTATACATTACTTTCGAACTCATGAATAAATCCATAGTTATCATCTGCATTAATTAGTTGCCAGTCTATAGACTCGGCAGAGTTTGATGTCGGAGTTCCGTTGGCGGTTAGGCCAGGATAGACATGTACAGTCTCTGCGGCTGCCGTGTTTGTTGTATTTGCAGTGGATACGTTTGATGTCGGACGAATGTTAACATCAATATACTTGATGATACCACCATCGGATCCGTCCCCAGCACCAATTCTCTTATTTGGTCCAAATACATAACCCTTCATCGTAAAGTTCAGAGTCCAGATAATAGCACGACGAGTTTCAAAGTTTCCTTCGTATGTGTCTTCACATGAGATATCATTAAGGATGATAGGAATATCCCATGGATCATCCTCCATAGATGGGATCAAATGGATAGATGCTGTCCACTCTGGTGTAAAGTAAGGCAGAATCTGTTCTACGATCTTGGTTCCATCTTCAGCATTCTTTACAAGGACTGATAGTTGGAATTGGATATTATACGGGACCGGCTGATACTGATACTTATTGTTTTTAACCTTACGATTAAGTGTATTAAGTTTACGATCCGGATCATACTGGAATGTTGTCATCTCAAACGAGATACGTGGAACGGTCATGGCGACAGGCGTGTAGCCGTCTGGATTGCCTTCTAAACGAGCCAGATACTTTTCCTTAGGACCATATGATAATGGAACCTTAAGTGTCTGGACTGACTCACCGTTGTTATCTTCACGTGTGATGTATATGTTGTTGAATACAGTTCCAAAAAGGATAACGTATTTTCTTAATATACCATGGCTATATGTTGTACCAAACATTAGACGCTACCCTCACTAAATGGATCGATCTGAGTCCAGTCAAGGATGCTCTCGCCCTCGGTCTGGAATTCTGTATTGTCCTCGTACGTATCCCCGGCTTGTGTTTCAAAGTTATAACTTGACTGAATAATATCGTATCCATCGTTATCAGTAATAAAGAATTTATCGTTCGTGATCATAGAATACAAACTCATATTTACACTATGATCGCGTTCGATATCGTCGATTACTTTAATACCGGTTTGTAGTCGCTCTGAACTATACTCGAACATTTCACATACCAGATCATACATCTGGATGGAACCCATTTGATAAAAGATCGGTTGAAGGTTAACAAACTTAACCTGCAGAAGACGATTAGCCATAGGAAGCCATACTAAATCGCCTTCTTGTGGTCGATCTAGCATTGCATATTGGCCAATCTCATTATTGAAGTTACGAACAGAGACCGTAAAAGTAACTTGATCACGAATTTCGAGATTAAACTTAGATAGGAACGAACCATCGCCTTCATACGAGTCGTAGTTCTTAATATACATGTCTATTTCATAACTACTATCGTAGATCGACAGTGTATCTGCGCCGTAAATATCATCTTTAGCAATGATCTGTCTTGGGCAGTAGAAAACATCATGACCATAGATCTTAATAGACTCCATGACTAGGTTTTCTATCAGGATCTGTTCCTGACTATTATCAAAGTTATTAAAATAGAAGTTAGTCGACAATGGAT